AAGATTTGATGAATAAAATCAAAGCGGATGTTAGCGGTGGAACTTTGAGTGGTGATTATGAAACTTTATTGAATGATTACGTGTTAAAAGCGTTGTTATGGTGGACAATGGTTGAACTTTATCCATCATTATTATACAAACACGACAATGGAAATTTAGTGAGCAGACAAAGTGAGGACACAACGCCAGTTACCAAAGGAGAAATGGAATCGTTGAAGGAAGCTGCACGAGATAATGCAAGATATTACACTAATCGTTTGGTGCAATATCTGTGCTACAATAGTTCGTTGTTTCCCGAATACACATCGAACACGAATAACGATATTTCTCCCGATCGTAACCCATACGGCAAGAGTAGTTTTTTGATTAGCGATTCATATAAACATAACCGATTAAAATGGACAATAAAAGATTTTCTACCACCATCGTATTAAACCGCAAAAAGCAATACGAAAAATTGCTGAAACAATATTTAAAGAAACAATACGAGACAAAGAAATGATGAAGGAGTTGTTGTTTTTAAAAACTAAATATTGGCTGCTCGCGTTGGTTACAATCTTCCTGCCAATCAAAGAGCTAATGATTACCATTGGTTTTTTAGTTGGCGCGGATATGGTTGTTGGTATTTGGAAAGCATTGAAGCTGGGTATTAAAATCCGTTCAAGAAGAATGAGCGACAGCGTTACAAAAATGCTGTTGTATCAACTTGCGATTGTGAGTGGATTCTTAATTGAAACGTACATAATCGAGCAGTTAATACCGATCACGAAATTGATTGCAACGGTGGTTGCAGTAATTGAGTTTAAATCAATTGTTGAATCCATTGAATCGGTTACCGGTAAAGATTTGTGGGGTAAGATTAAGACATTAGTCGGAAGGAAAAATGAGGACTTAAAGGAGATAATGAAGGATGAGCAAACTAAGTAAATACACCACACTGCAAGAAGTGATTAAAAGCAATATGGCGAGCGTGTTGCAAATTCAAAACATCCCAAACGCTGAACAAATTGCCAATCTAAAATTAGTTTGTACGGAAGTATTTGATAAAGTTCGCGAACACTTTGGTAAACCAATCGGAATCACAAGTGGATTTAGAAGTGCAGAATTAAACAAGCGAATTGGCGGTAGTAAATCATCGCAACACTTGGAAGGCAAGGCACTCGATATCGATGGCGATTTGCTGGGTGGTGTATGCAATAAAGACATATTCCTTTATATAAAAAATAATTGTATATTTGACCAACTCATTTGGGAGTTTGGAACAGAGAATGCGCCTGATTGGGTTCACGTTAGTTACAACAAGGGAGTAAATAGAAAACAAATTTTACGAGCGATTAAGAGCAACGGAAAAACTATTTACAAACCTTACTAACTATGAAAGGACGAAAGGAATCAGACAAAACAAAATTAGCGCGTGAACTTCGCGCACGATTTCCAAACACACCAACGCTAACATTAGCGAAGAAATTATCTAAAGAACATTTCGAAAGTTTTCTTGGAGTTGAAGATGCTCGTAATTCATTGCGCAGAATCGAAGGTAAATTAGGTGAGCCAAAAGACAAAACACTGGTCATTACTGAACATCGCCCACGCAACCCATTCAATTTACCAAAGTCATACGCGAAAGGTCGAAAGCATTTTGATATTAAAGGTCAAAAAGTTTTAATCTTATCGGATATTCACATACCATACCACGACATTGACGCGCTATCCGTAGCAATTAAAACTGGAATAGATGAAGGAGTTGATACAGTTGTACTCAATGGTGATGCTCTCGATTGTCATATGATTAGCGATTTTGTCAAAGATCCAAAGAAGCGCAAGTTCAAAGATGAACTCTATGCAATGCGTACATTTTTACACGAGTTGAGAGGGCAATTTCCAAACGCTGAAATCGTGTATAAGGAAGGCAACCACGAAGAACGCTATTGGCGATATATGAGGGTGAAAGCTCCAGAGTTATTCGATATTGATGCATTCGATTTTCCAACGCTAACGCACTGCGATAAGCATAACATTAAATGGTTAGATGGCAAAAGCAAATTAAACATTGGCGGCCTATCAATATTTCACGGCCACGAATTTGGAAAACAATTTTTACCGAGCGTTAACGTGGCGCGTGGGTTGTTTCTCAAGACGAAAGCGAATGCAATGTGTGGCCACCATCACCAAACCGCAGAACACACGGAGCGCGATGTTAATGGAAAGGTGATAACGTGCTGGGGTGTGGGGTGTTTATCCGAGTTAAGTCCTGATTACAATCCTTACTCCAAATACAATCACGGATTTGCGATAGTTACGCGCGGATTAAATAAAGCATTTCACGTTAAAAATTACCGAATCAATGAAGGACAGTTATATTAAATTGATTGCCTTTGCAGTTGGGTTAATTATTGCATTCATTATTGGTAAAAATTCCTGCAATTCCAATCGGTTACAATTTGTAACCACCTCAGACACGATTGTTGTGCTGAAGGCAAGAATTGATACAATCGAAAAAGAACGCATCAAAATAAAAGAGATTTATGAAAAGAAAATTGATACTATTTATTTGTATGATTCTATTGCCATCGATAGCGCATACACAAAGGCAATTGAAAAGCTACGCGATTACGAGCGAACTGGATTCCATAAGTAAAGAAAAGCGGTTGATTGTGTTGGGTGTTGCTAAACTTGAATATTTGATTAGCGACAATAAAAAATTAAGTAGGATAAATCATTCACTAAACGAGATTAACGAGCGTAATGCCGCTTATATCGTGCAAATCGAGGGGTTAAATAAGGAATTAAACGAGGGGTTAAATGCGGAAATAAAGCGCAAAAAAAAGTGGCGCAAGGCCACTCTTTATTCGGTTGGTGTTAATGTCATTTTTTTAGGAACATTGTACTTCGTCTTTAATTGATTGAATAAAATCCGAGTATTCTTTTTTATTCATAATCATATGACCAGGTGCTAATGCGCCTAACATTCTTGGGTCATCTTCATTTTTTAATCTTTCCCCAAGATAAAGACAGCCATCAATACCGTGAACATATAAATTACGTGTATCTATTTTAGGAAATTTGTTCAAGATATAGTCATCTGCTTTATCTATTCTTTTGATAAAAACTTCTTTTTCATCGAGCATATCAGTATAATCTTTTTGTACATTATACAATTCAAATTTAAATCTAATATCTTCATCAACTTCTTTACGCGCAATTTCTTTACATAGGTATCTCAAATCGTAAGTATTTGCTCGATGTTGTATATATTCATCTTGTGTGATTTGTTGAGATTCAGAATCTAACTCTAAACATTTTTTATTATATGCCAAATAATAAATCAAATCAGTTTTTTCAACTGGAATCCTACTATCAATTTTATCAATAATCTCCTTTTCTAAAAAGTGATAGCGTTCAATTTCGTAATCAAATAAAAATAGCATACTCATTTTTTTTTATAGTTCATTAATCGTTTTAAGTAGATAGCGAAATCCAATGCTTCTTCATATGCGTGGTGTAACCACTCCTGTTCGCTCAAATTAGCTTTATCCACCGTTACACCGTACTTCATTCGTCCCATTTTCTCGCGTGAGATTAGATCGGTAATGACTTCTTTGTAAGTGTCGCTTTGGCAGTTGTCAAAATCGTGCGTTATATTCATATTACTTCAATTTTTGGTTGTGTTTTTTTTTGTTTGCGGATGTACTCCGTTAATTCGGGAAGCATCCAATATCCATAGTTCGCCATTTCAAAAGTAAAGTCATCAATTTGGCGAGTTATATCGGGCAGTATTGCGCCATCGGTATTCCACAACGCGGTGATTGTCTTGCCGTGTTCACGTTGGATGCTATCGTTTAGTCGTTTCAGTAACATCTTTGTTTGATGATTATAGAACCATTTGATTGGTTCGCATTCATCACCTGCGTAGATGGACGCTTGTAACCACATTAGTAAGTTAAGCACCTTTACTTTTTCAAGTTCATCTTTTGTTATTTCAGTTTTCATCTTTGATAAAAATTCCGTTAATTGTTTTTCCTTTTCTATTCTTAATTGTATTGTAGGCATCCTCTAAACAAGAATCATAATCATAACCTAACTGCTCTGATAATATGATTAGCACTACTTGAATATCACCAATTGCATCTGCTATTTCTAATGATTTGTTTTTTAAAATCGCACTGGATAACTCACCCACTTCTTCAATTAATTTAAGCATTTGTTTATTGGCGTTATCCGCAGTCAATAAACCTCGCTCATTCGCCCATTCAATAATTTCAGTTCTCATTGTCTTGTCCTCCAAATGTTTCGTTGTAGTAATGTTCTGATTTATGAATATAACCTTCTTGAGGCATCCAATTATGCGTGTTGAAATAAGCACTTGCCATTGCGTTTTTATATGAACTTATTATCTCCTGCTTATGCATTGCTTTAGCTTTTCTCAAGATTGTATGCCATTGAAATTTGTCTTTTGGTGTGTATGATAATTCTAAAAATAACCACTCAATTGAACTTTGTTTTTTGTTTTCCATTTTGTTTTGTTTTATATTTCAAATATATCAAATAAATTTAACCAAATGCATATTTGCCATAGTTCTTTTTTAGTTCATAAAAACACCGCATCATTATTGCATCAGCGAAATCAGGACTAATGCCGTACTTCTTTTGGAGTGTTTCTTTGTTGGTTACTCGCAGTTTTCCATCGCTATCAATTTTCTCTCTTCTAATCATCTCCAGTTCCTTCACGATGGTATCTTTGTGCGTGGTTTCAAATGTGATTGCATTGGTGGTAATGAGTTCACCGAGTTTAAAATAACAATCCGCTTTTAAGTTCATATAATTATCACGCACCGCTTTTGATCCATTCAAAAATCCCTTACATTTGAGGAAGTCAACCGCTCCACCTCCAATACCATCCTCATCGCATAATACATTAGACAGTCTCACGTTATTCGATTGGGCGAGTTGGTTGATTGTGTCCACCACTTCGTTGATTGGCTTTTGTTTTAACACGATAAACTTGGAAGCGTGTAATCCATTCCACAACACAATCACAGTCCTATCATCTCCCATTCGCGCGATGTCGGCAGTAATGAACGCGTCATTGTTCGTGTTGGTTTGTGGAGCGCGGAAGCATCGCAGTAAATCATCGTAATTATACAAGCGGTCTTTTGTTTCGTCATAATCCCAATCGCCTTCCAATAATCGTTTACGGTCAACTTCGGGGAGCATTTGTAATGATTCGAGATACACTGGCGAAACGTGTGGGTTATCCGTTGGAAGTGCCTGAATAAAATCGCGGTCGCTTCGTATATTTCCGTTTCTTTTCGCATCAAAGAATTCGGTATATAACCAACCTTTGTGGGGATTGCAGGTCATCAATAACTTTGGCTTGTCATTGATTAACTTATAACGCAATCGCGATGAAAGGATGTCGATGCATTTTTGCGATACTTCCCCTGCCTCATCAACGAACGCATCGGTTAATTCTATACTACCAAATCTTTGAAACTCGGGATCACTTGGTAAATCTGCTAAATCCATTAAGATTATTTGACTACCATTGAAGAACTTAATCACGTGGTCTTGTCCGTTGTATGTCCAATGTTTATCGGGTTGTAATCCGTGCGCTGCGCATAACTCAAAGAAGGTAGCCATCGTTGATAATCGCAGTTTTTTGAGTTCAGACCTTCCAATTAAACCGCGTGTACCTGCGTACTTCAAACGTCTTTTAATTTGCCAATCGCAACCGAGAAAGGACTTTCCACCGCCTACACCGCCACCATATAACAACTGCCTGCAATCGTTATCGATGGCGAGTAGGTTTAGAGCATCAATTTGTTTCTGATGGTATTTCATTGATCTGCGTAAATAGGATATCCATTCTTATCAATTGCTTCAATAGGTTTTCATTATCACATTGTTTTTTGATGTGATATTTTTTCCCATACAATTCAAATCGGACGTTATATGTTTTCATAACTTATCCATTATTCGTTGTTGTAAAATTGTGCTGTCCATAATATCCGCATATAACTTCCGCATCAATTCTTTTTGAACGGACTGATTAAAGGAGAATTTTTCATCCTTATTCATCCGCTCCAATCGTGTTTTGGTGAGCTTCATTTCTTCAATCACTTGAAATCTTGCCGCGAATTTCCATTGCTTCCATTGGTCATCGCTCCAACATTCATCGTTGATTGCACTGAGTTCGTAAAACTTTGCGATGAAGTTAGGCGCAAGAATCATAACCGCTTCGCGTTGGTTATTTTTCCAACGTGCAATATCGGTTGTGAACATTGCTTTCCAATCGATTGGTTCGTTGTATTGATCGATAGGTGTCTCCATCTTCGTTTTCTTTTTCTCAAGTTCAATGTTCATTTTGTTTCTGACATTCGTGTAATTTTTCAAAACATCGGATTGGAATTGAATAGTGACCATCCCATAGTTTTCAACTCGCGTAAACTCAACCCCTGCCGCGTTCATTTCAAATGCCAGTGCATATTCGCCAATGGTGGTGTACGGATGGTAATGGATAGCGTTAGTAAATAGCATCTGCACTTCCTCTACCGATGGTAATTGTTTGATGCCGCTTATTACTATTGTTCGCGCCAGTAATGACTTGAACATTTGCATCGTAATATCGCAAATGCGCACCTGCTCTTTTGCTTCGAGATAGGCGCGCTCGTTAGGAGTTAACCCACTCTTGTAGTTGAGACCTTTGTACTCTACCAATTGATTCATTGTGTTTATTTTTAGTAGTTAAAAATTCGTGTAATTTCCAAGCGGAGCGCATCGCAGCTTTCCAATCTTTCATCTTTGTTTTACCGTAATGCCAATTTGTGTTGGTGTAATGACTAATAAAGACATCCGCAAAGTTAAGCGCATCTTCAGTATCTGCACCTGGCATTCGTTCAATGAAGTAATCAGCGACATCCTCAAGCGTGGGCGGTGTGAAGCGCGATTTCTTCTCTTCTTTTGTTGATAATAGCTTGTCGAGTTTTTCGTGCAATTTTCGCACTTCGCTCAAGATTTCCGTTAGTTCGTTCATATTTCCATTTGTTTGTAGTTAGTAAGTCGTCAAATATAAATATTTTTTTATTATTCAGTTCGTGAATAATTTGAAGCACCTTTTTTTTAAATGGTGGATTAGTGGCCACAAGCGATTCAAATGTTTTCATATTGTGAAGCATTGTCGCGTGATGGCGGTTGAGGTGGCTTGCCATCTTCGCATAACTCCAGTTCGTTCCTTTCCTCAAAAACATCGTGTAAATAATACGGGCATCGTTGAACTCGCGTAATCTTAAACGGCAGAAAAGTTCCTCTGAACTGATTTTACACGCATTGCACACCGCTTCAAGGACTGCGTTAGTTAGTTCATCACCATCAGGGCGAAGCATCTTTTCTTTGTCGTAATTGATTTTACTTTGAAGCGTTAATACTTCGGGATGGGTAACGATTTCATTTAGCAGGTCGAACGCAATGGGCGATTGGATGAAGTTCGTTTTTAGTTTCTCGTAAATTTTCAATAGGTTACTCATCTCCTTCGTCTTTTATTGTTATTGCACTTGAATTTATTGCCATCTGAACGATTATCTTAATATCAATCTTCAGTTCATCGGATAGCTTTTGGATGTCCATTAGGCGCATATAAGCAGGATAGTTAACGTATCGCCACGCGGTTGGATAACTCACCCCAATAACACGGCCAAAGTTGACCGTGTTTTTGAAGTTCGTTTTTATTAGATTTTGAAAGTCGGTTTTCATTCTCTTTTTAGTTCAAATTTATTGATCCATTCGATAGGGATTCAGAAAGGCAAATCATCGTTTGCATCCATCTTCCTATCATTTAACGCATTATCCACCGCATCTTGGCTCGCCTGTTGTCCAGTTGTCAAATAATGCTCAAAGTAAAGCGCATAGTTAACGTACTTGGATGGGTGTTCACCTGCGCCAATGGCATCAACCGCAGCTTTCAAAGCAACCGCGCGAGCGATTTCCACTTTATCTTGTGGCGATTTTTGATATCCACCACCACCACCGTTACCGCTTGGCGTGTATGCGCGTTGTTCCTGAATCCATTTAATCTTATGACCTCTACCACTTGGAGTGATTTCGTAGGACTTTTCTTCACCAATCACAAAGGATGGTGTTTGGGATTTACTGAACACCGTCCCGGTGTCATTGTTGTCCATTGTAACATCGAACTTGAATAGATCGTTCCAAGTTCCATTCCCTTGAATGTGCGTGATTTTCGCTTTTTTCATTTTGTTTTTATTTATTTGGTTTTTACTAATTTGATTTTTGATTTCGTAGTTAACTGCTTCTTCAATGAGATAGCTTTTGTGGGCATCCGAACCTTCGTCTACGAGTCGCTTGATGCCATCATCGTCTATTATCCACGGCATTACTTCACGTAGGTTTTTTCGGTTAATAGTTCCTCCATCCTTTCAAGTGGAGTTCGTTTCGTTCCTGCTGCAATGTGCTGCGCTATTTGGTTGAAGTCAAGTTGCTCGGATGGATAACTTGCCGACTGAACGCAAATGAACTTCTTTGGATAAGTTAGGTTAAGCTTTTGATTCATATAGCACTGAAGATTGATTTAATTTTTTATACAATTCAAACAAGTCGTCATCATTCATCAAATACGAATAGCTATCATTTTCGATGATGTTTTTGATAACCACTCGCAAGAAAGCAATTTCATCGATGGTCAAGAATTTAACCGATGTACCAACACCGCTTTCATCTTTTATTTGATTTACAACGTTATCATCGCCATAAACCACAATTGTTTTCTTTGCTAACATTGGATTAGATGATTTGAAAAATAAAGATTTCAGTTCGTGCAGGTGAGTAGTCATCTCCAGTGTGAGCGAATGCCCATCCATCTTGGTCGATTCCATATTGCAAACCCATTTCAGATGCCTTATCCAATACATAGCGATTGGCCATTGTTAATGAATCATAATTGCGAACTTCCGCGTTGATTCCCTCTTTGATGTGAACTTGGTACATTGTTTCCATTTTGTTTTTGTTTTTCTTTGTTATTGTGCGTTGTGGATGCGCACCCCCCATTTGATTAAATTAAAATAGTTACATTTTTTTGACTATCCACTTTTGAATACCGACATTGACCTACATCTACAATGAATTTTTTTCCATTGTCATCAACACAAGTGATGTGTGCGTATTCAAAGTCCTTAATGCCATTCGAATGCAATGTTATGGTTGGAGTTTCAATACAAGTAGCATAAAATGACTCTTTCACATAACAAACAATTCTATGGTCACTATGTCGACCACATTCGTATTCAGCACCCTTGTTAACAATTACTTTTGTTCCATTGTTAACCATTCCCAATTTAATAAATTCTCTTGTTTCCATTTTGCTTTTGTTTTTTTAATTATTTAGAGCTTCTTCGTAAGTGTTAAAAAAATTTTCTTGTCCATCCATAAAGGAAATTGTAAGGTATTCTACTTCTCGTCCCAACATAGAGCAAATAGAAATACCGTTATCCAATGCGATATAGGTGTAACCAGAATTTGGGTTGAATCCAATTTCCATGATGTATTCACCAGCGCAATTTTCTGGGTAAGCTTCGAAACAATTTGCTAATCCCAATGCTTCACAAGATGCAATAGATTCAGATAATCCATTGATAGTTAAATAATTTTTTTTACTTTCCATTTTGTTTTTGTTTTTTAGTTATCTTCGATTTGTTCTGCGAATATAGTAAAGTTTTTTTAATAAAACAAGAAAAAAATGAAGAAATTTGTTAAAAATAATTTATTAAATGATAACTCATTGATTTCCAATGTTAAAAAAACCTACCGAAAGTCAATAAAAAAACCATTTAGCGGTGAAGCAGTGGTTCAAAAAGCGGTTATTGATTACATTAATT